CAAGTGGAGGTGATGAATAATACTCTCCTGGGTTTTCAATTACCAAACTGGTAACTTCGTCTCCAGTAACAACAGCACGAACTTCAGCACCTCTACCAGAAGTTACTTCTACTACAGGAACTCTTGGAAATACAGTATCTGTGTCAACAATATAACTCTCAACAACAGAACCAGAGAGAACTGCTCTTGCTTTATTTGGAACTCCGTCTAGAATGACAAAAGGAGGTTTGGCGTATCCGCCACCTTGAGTATTAACTTCAATAGATTCTAATCTTCCATAACGAACACTTTCTGGATCACGATATCCATATAAACGAACACCATTTAAAAGAATACCAATATCAGATTTTGGTGTTTTGTACTTTTCTGTAGTTCTAGTTGCTTGCTTCCTAATAATACGAAGCAACTTTTGATCCTGTACTTCCTGGGTTACAGTAGAACCATCTAAAATTTTATATGATGGATATCCAGAAGATGTGATATAATAGTATTGATCATCTGCAAAGATAGCAGACACATCTGTTGAAGTTTCACCTAACGCAGTTTGTATTGCTGGAATAGTTGGAGAGTTGACTGGAAGATTGTTATTAAGAATCCATCTAGGTTGATTCGTACCAGTTCTAACAATCTTAGGATCAGATGTCTCAAATCCTGGGTTTGATACTTGAATCTTATCACCAGGGAATGAGTATGGATGAGAAGTATCAGTTGTAAAATTGTATACAACACCAAGAGTTAGTAGTCTAACTCCAGATCCTTCAATGATTACAGGTTTGTATACAGAATCACCAACACTGTGATTGTATGTAATATCACCTCTCTTCTTGATAACAAACTGAGTGATATTCTTTTCTTCAAATTTGATTGTCTCTTCGCCAATCAAAATCTCACCAGTCTTACCCCAACCAATAGTTGAGAACACATTGACACGCTTTCCTACACCTGCTGTCTGTGATAAGTCTTTCTCTAGTCTGGTCTTAGTAGAAATAGCAAACTCACCAGTTACAGTTTCTGGTGCTAATACAATATTCCAAATTTTTTCATCGTCTGCTGTGCCATCTGGATATACGTTATCTACAGTAGCAGAGACAAAACCATATTCATCAGTCTCTGGTTGAATAATCTGTTTTCCAATTAGATCTTTAGGATTACCAGAAACAATTTTTACTTTCAGCGCATATACGTTGATCCAATCTGATTTGGATGCTTTGTATGTAAAATCTTTTGGTTTGTAAACTTCAGGATCATTACCATCATTCTCGGTAATGAGAGTCGTGAAGACAAACTTAATAGAACTATCGGTTCCTTTAGTTTTGTAGAACTTTTGAATGTTCTTAATTAAAGTTCTCTTGTCAACCTCTCCTCTAAGATACTTCTCTGGGAAAGAACCCAAATACTGAGATTCAAAGTTCTTGACTAGAGCATATAAGAACAGGTTACTAACATTATATACTTTTACACCAGCAACATGCTGAGCGGCATCAGTGCTGTTGAAATCAGAAGCGGAGTACAAGTCTCCTAGGGTTGTGTTGCCACTAACACCTCTAGAGCACTCTAGAAGATCTGTATTAGTTCTAGAAGCATAGAAGACAATCTCATTACCAATTCTCACATAACCATTCTTCTCTGGGAAAGAAGTGGCATCTACAAGAGTGATAGTAGTATCTGTAGCACTAATAGTAGAAGCAAGAGAATCATTCTGCTTTAGTAGATTCTTTTCGTAGTAGTCAATATCAGCATACTTTTGTAAGTTGCTAAGAACGTCCAAGGGACCACCTTGGACTTCCTGTGCTTCATAATACTTCTGTACAAACTTAGCGAAAAGTTCGTACTCGGTAGAAATGAATTCAGGAAGCTGTGACTCAATTAGAGTTGAAATTCTCTTAGTCTTAACAGCAGCCATTTACTTACTCTTTGTATGCGGTGAAACTTGAATTCGCTACGTCAACATCAAGGTAAACCTCGCGGAGTGCCTTGATATCATTAGAAAGGGGTTTTACTCGGACAGAGATACGGTTATCAAAATATGTACCTTTGATGATAGTCAAATCGTACATTTTCAGTTCGCCTTTTTCATAGTCAATGTCTCCAACTTCTTTGTCGAGGACAACCTTTTCGCCAGTTGCAGTATCTAGTCTATATAGGACAATTTTGCCATCCCTATCTTCAAGATACACATCAAAGTTAGGATACTCAGTGACCCTAAAACCAGTAGTGGCAAGGACTGGACCATCACAATCCTTATCAAAAGTATTCTGGTAACAAATCTCGTAATAGAATGTAGAATTCAACTGAGGATAAAAATCTTTCCTCAGTGTAACCTCAGTTAGGTTTGAGTTAATAGCACGATCGGCATCATCAATTACACCAACCATTTTACTATGTCTAAACTTACCATTGAACTTTTCAATGTCAGAAACATCAAGGTAAGATTGTACGCCACCAATCACTTTGTCTCTGATCTGTGCTGGTGTTTGATCTGTTGCTCCACCGTCATAGTAAATCTTGCTTTCTAATTCAACATAAAGAATAGATGGATCAATGATCTCAGGTTCAATAGAAGCAACTGAATATTTCTGTAGTTCTGCTACAATATTACTCTTAGTAAGTGATGTTAAGTAAGCAGCATCTTTTGGTTTCAATACGATGAATACCTTTCCATATTGTGGTGGGTCTTGTTCCTCACCTCCAAAAATAATGATGTCGCTGGTAGCAGGATAAATTCTGCGAATGATAGCAGAATAATCATCAGCAGTAACCGCACGATCTTGGGTGCCATATGCCTTTGGTGCTGTATATCTAATCTTCTCTGTGCTCTCAATCTCTTCGCCTCCAGCAGACGCTACAGTAGAGGTAATAGAAACATCGAAAGAGTTAGGAGAGACACCTTGTGGGTTCTCTAGGACACCAGAGAAGACGAATGTACGTACACCATTGCTCTCTGGACCAGCAGTAGTTAGGTAAGACACTTCCACCCTCGCACCATTCTCTAGTGCCTTACCTAAAACACCATCACCAAATAGTAATTCATACCTAGAGTCTTCGATCTCTTCTAAGAAGAAAACTTTAGATGTTCCATTAATACCAATAATGTTGTCCGCAACTAACCATGGTTCATTCAACGAACCACCTGTTGGGAATACTCTTACTCTAATAGTATTGGTATCAATGTTCTCATTGTCAAGAATAAAACGTTGTGACTTGAGTGCTGTGTTAACAGTGTAAGTATTGACTAACTGTGTTCCTTCTCTTACCTCTACATCCTCAAAAGTAGCAACACCGTTTGATACTTGTGCTGTAACATCATCTAGTACAACATACTGATAGATGTTATTGTCATATGATGCAATGAATCCAGTTCCTTTCTTCAGCAGGAGTTCTGTATCTGTAGTTGGATTGCCATATGTTACATTAAATGATACGTAAGCAGTTGGAGACGTTGCGCTCTTAGGTCTATATCCTAACTGCTTCGCAATTGCCACTACGTTGTCCCTCAACGTAGCAGAATCAATGAATAGTTCATTGACTACCATATTAGCGTTAAACGCTGTATAGTAGGTGTTATAGGCGAGTGTATCGATCAGCGTCGATAACGCACTACCTTCAAAATCATAATCAGTAAAATCTGAATTTGCTCTGAGATAATCTTTCAGAGCAATTTTAATATCTTCAAAATCTAAATTGGCAACCTGAGTATAAGGCATTATCGTGTTCGCTCTAGGAAGAATTCTACTGCTACTGGTGCGTCGTCTCTACCTATGATCGTATACGATAGTTCGACTTCGTAACCGTTATTCAATTCATCTGGAATGCAGAAGATACTATCAATTTCAATTCTTGGTTCGTAACGATTCAAGACTTCTCTAATTTCTGATTTGATAATACCAGCACTACCATAATCTAATGGTTCGAACAATACATTCTGAATACCACATCCCAACTGAGGTTGAAATGGTCTTTCTCCTTTCCTAGTAAGAAGCAAGGCAGTAATCGACTGAACGATAGCTGCCTTGTCTTTCACCGTTACCAGATCATCTGATACAGGGTGCTTCTTGAATGTAACACTCAAGTCCTTGAATGTTTCAAAGGATGGCATTTAGACACAGCAATAGGCTGTTTCTATTTATCACTTGCCACAGAACCCGTCTGCCCATTCCTCCTGGTTGTCAAAGATTTCACCCTCTTTGACATCTTTCAACTTCTGTGCTCTCCTAAGGTGACGCTCGCTGTCAACTTCAGTGATGAGGGTCATTCCCTCTCTTACAAAATCTTCACTCTTGTCTACTCGCTTGTCCATCCGTGGTCTCCGTCCGTAGTTTTCGTTCAGCATTAGTTTCCCAAAAATAATTATCGTTGTCTCCAAGGCGTCCCCAGTCAATTCCTGCCTCTACTTGGTATTCTATGGTAGAAACCTTGAAGTCAGGGAACTTGGGTTCTTCTGGAGTGATAGAGAGGTCATACAGACGCATCCTATTGTTAGGATACAATGCGTATTGACCATTGTTCAATGCAATACAATTATGAGATTTGTGCTCTTGAGGCACTTCACTTACATTATTATCTATCACATCAATATTAGCATGGTAATTATCAAGTGTGAACAGATACTGCCCTCTCATAAGTCCATGATCTCTAGTAAAGATCTCACAGTCCATCGATGACACAAATCCTTTGTTCATACAGGCAACGCCATAATCCATACAATTCCAAAATTGTAGATTCTCCAAACTCATGTCTATGACTGGGGTTTCGGGGGATCGAACAAAGGCACTGATAGGAAGTTTGTCATACATTGCCCCATACTCAGGCAAGTATGTTTCAAAATAAAAAGCGCGTCCAGGTATGCTCTTAGCACACACCCAGACGCCCTCCACAAACTCCCCGTGACCATCTT